TGCACTAACGAGATATTGTTAGAAGCTCTTAAAGAGCACGTAGAAAAAGGGGACATGGTCGATGTCATTAACTACGCTGGTATGATCTTGTGCCGGTCAGAGCTTTACGGAGACACAGCATGACCGTAAAACGCCAGCTAGTTGTCGATAGTAACGAACGACGCGACGAAGCCCTTGAACGCCTCCGATTGGCAGCTATTGCCGCGGCCAATAGAGGGGATGCCGCAGGGGTGGCAGCAGCCAACGCCCAGATAGCCGTTATTCGGGCGTCAAATCCCAAAACCCTGCCGCCTATCGATAGGAGATGAACCAATGAAAGTATTTGAAGTGCTGTGTGAATACACCAAAGATGATGACCCTAAGGTGATCACCGAGCGTCAGTACGTGACCGCATACGATAACCAGCTAAAGACAGTGGTTGACCACTTCACTGCCCACTGTGAGGAGTATGAGAAGGATTTAATAGGGGTCAAAGAGGTATTGACCATCGTTCAACAACTGGAACCGCATAACCGGCTGTGGCCAAAAACGCTGCACCCTGACAACGATCACAATAACGTAAAGAGGAAACCAGAATGACTGGAACAAATGAAGTTTATGAAGACCTGTGCGTAATCCCTAAAGGAACTAAAGCGTACACTCAGCAAAAGGTGGTTATGTATAACGATATGATACTGGCCGACTTATCTAAACACTATATTACCGGTGAAATATCCTACCGCAGGTTCAAAAAACTGGCGCATAAACACTCAACAGAGTCGGCGGCTGCGTGGGAGGTATTGAGAGAGTTTTCCGGGGCGGACAGCCTAAGCTATGTCCGCATACACAGAGAGATGGGAAAGGTTATTTTGCAGGTTAAAAAGTCATGACTACCCGGTACTTCAAAGTAACCGACCCAGCCATGCTAGCCGCTATGGCAGACCTAGTAGATGAGAGACAGGCTGCGCAGAAGGTTGCAGACGCCTTTGCCTCTGCCCACGGTCTTACCCAAGCGGTATTTTACCTGAGAGGGCTGTACGGACAGACCCTAGCCGGGTTTAAATCCTCCAGATCAGACCACAGTAAGCGGGAGGACAGGGACGAGTGGACGATACCCAAAGAGGGGATTACTCGTCCTAAGGTCAAAAAATCTTCGCCGCTGTATAAAGCGTATAACCTGATGTCCAAAGAGGTGGCGGTAGACGGTAAGGAGCTGGAAGAGCTGTTCGGGTTTAACCGCCTAACTTACTTTCCGACCAGCCCGGGCTATACCTATAAACCAAGGCACAATTCTATGGTGTTTATGATGCCAGAGTCCTGCGACAAGGTGAACGGCTGCGTTGAGATAACCAACGTTGAATACCTGCAGTTGGAGAATAAACATGCAAAGAAGGAGGCCCCCAAATGAGGCCTGATAATTCTACGTTGGTAAACCGCTTGCGCGGGCAGTATCAGGTCGGTCCTGACGGCGCCTACGGCACCCGATCCTTTGCAGACTTCATACCCCCGATCTCGCTAGAGGCCGCCTCCCGCATCGAAAAGCTGGAGGAAACCCTGCAGCTGGTAAAGAATGCAGGGTCCGTTAGCCAGACCTATACGGAGCTTATAAACCTGATCGACCACCTATGCAAAGAGGTACTATAGCCAATGATTATAGATACGAAAACACTGAAAGAAATCGAAGATTTTATAGGTTACTCATGCGAGGCCTCGGTAAACGTCCTCCCAGACGGGCAGTGTGAGCTGACCGTTCTTATAACGGTGCCTGTTTGCCGTTTCAAGCGGGCTGGGTTCCGGAGAAAATTTCAGTACGCACAATTGCGCCCTCCGGCTCGGGAGGCCTGCCTGAACATTTTTAAAAATAAAGCCCTGAATTTTTTCGAGGCACAAATTCGTGCCGAAAAAGCCGAGGAGTATGTGGCATGAGCCTCGGCGATTTGTTGGCAATCGTGGTTATCGCTTTAAAACCTCGTGCAAAAACTTGGGGATGCCTCATAGGGTGGCATGATTACCGTGAAACGGGGGGCAGGAAACAGGCCACACAGGCGACTGGGTTCAGGAAACAGGCCACACAGGTGACTGGGTTCAGGTGGGAGTGGACAACCTCTACTGTGCTGCAGTGCGACTGTGGAAAGATTAAGATAGTACCTAAGGGGGATTAAAAATGTCTCAACAATATATTGATTTAGTTAATCGCATTATCGATACCGGTAAATGGGTTAAAAACGAACGTACCGGTGCTCGTTGTCTTACCGTTATCGATGCGAATCTAGAATACGATTGTCGTGAGGGGCAAATTGCCCTGCTGACAACCAAAAAAGCCTATTGGCGTAAAGCCGTCGCTGAGATGCTGGGCTACTGGAGAGGTTACGATAACGTAGCAGAATTTCAAGCACTGGGCACTGACACTTGGGACGCTAATGCCAATGCTCCGATATGGAAAAGTAGCAGATTCTGCCGCCGTCCGGGGGATATGGGCCGAGTGTATGGGGTTCAAGGCAGAAACTGGGGTCACAACGTGGATCAGCTCAAGAAGGTTTATGAAGACCTTCGTAAGGGGCTCGATGATCGTGGTGAAATTATCACCTACTGGAACCCGGGGGAGCTTAACCAAGGTTGTTTAAGGCCTTGTTTATACCAGCACATATTTAGTGTGCTGGATGGAACTCTGTACCTTACATCCTATCAGCGCAGTGCTGATGTCCCTCTGGGGCTTGGATTTAATATGATTCAGGTCTGCTGGTTGCTTATGGTTATGGCGAAAATTACTGGCCTTAAGCCGGGAATCGCTTACCATAAAATAGTAAATGCCCATATCTACGAGAATCAGATGCTACCTCTGAGACAGCAGTTGTCCCGTAAACCTTTCGATCCTCCATCGTTAATCATTAACCCTAAAATTGAAACATTGGAAGACATGGATACGTGGGTGACGGTGGACGACTTTCAAGTCATTAATTATCAGCACCACCCAGCGATAGCCTTTGAATTCTCAGTTTAGATTACAGATGCGAGGAATTCACCGCCCCTGAGTCTAGTAGCACTCAGCTACTTGGTGGGCGGGGAAGCATGGAACCGGGCCAGATATCCGGCAAAGTCCCGTTCCGGGCCGGGGGGTGTAGCCCTCGGCCCGGTATTGGCATCCTAAATACTGAATAGCAGGAGAATAAGAATGAAGTTTTTGGTAGGAGAGAGAGTGACGATAACAGCGCCTAACTCGTTGGCCCAAAGGCGGGAAGGGGTGGTCCTTATCTACGACAAACCTTTACGAAAGTATAAGGTGAGAGTGGCTAGAAACTGGTCCATCTGGTTTGAAGAGGACGACTTGAAGACCGCCCAACCTAACTTGCCGAGGGAGGAGTCCATGACGGATGACCAGCTGTGCGATAAGCTGAGAACCGAGGTCTCGACCTGCATGGAAGATGAAGTATACGCCCGCCTGACGGCGGCTGACCGCATACAGGAACTGTCCGACAAAGTGACGGCACTGCAAACCTGTCTGGATACAGAGCGCCGTGCGCAGGTGGTCTGGAACGATGCGTTCCACCAGATCTCAGCGATTGCCAAATCCAGAGAGCCTTTGGAAGGCAGAACATTTGAGGAGGATCGGTAAAATGCACTTAGTCAACAAAGAACAATTCGATCAATGGGCGTACGAGCGCATGCTGAAGAACCACGATATCGTCTCAACCAAAGCCGATATCTGCGGGGACCATCGTAACGTGGCTTGGCAGGATGTCGTAACCAAAGAAATATTCTCCCTTGAGTGGGAGTGTGACGAAAACGACCCGGAGTAGAACGATGACTAGAGAAGGCCAATGTAAACACCGTGTCAGCATGCTGGAGCCCTTGTGCAAGGCGGGAATTAGCCCCCGTCAAATCACCGGGGGAGAGCAGTTCGGCTGGCTAAAGAGAATCCCTTGCGTAGCTGACAATCGTAGCGGAGTAGTCTGCCCTTCATACTGTGAGCCAACCCCTGAAGAGGTGGCAGCAGATGAGGCAGAGTGGGAAGCTGTCATACAACGGATGGAGACTTGCCTGCCGCTTATCGCAGCCCTGAAACAAGAGTTTTCCAAAGAGGGGGGCAGCGGAACCCGCCCCTGCCCTGTTTGTGGCAACAACCTGCATTTTTCAGTGTCCTCGTATAACGGCCACGTGCATGGCCAGTGCGAGACCAAAGACTGCCTGAACTGGATGGAGTAGAACGATGAAAAACCTACACATAGCCGCCAGCCCCCTCACTGGCACCATATTCTGCGGCGCAGTCCTCAAAGATGGCAGGACGTGGGCGTCTGGAAAGCAGGATAAGACGATCGAGGCTCTGGTCGCCGTGGCAGAGCATGCGCTGCACTTCGGAAAGCCTGTTGAGATCAGCAGACCTGACGGCACTTTAGAGTACCGGATTACGGTTGAGCGAGGTGAGGCATGAACACAACCTGCATATACGAAAGGTGCACGGCGGAAACCACCGACGAATGTAAGTGCACTAAACGAAAATATGAAGAGTTTCTGGACGAGCTGTGGAAGATGGGCCACAACCTGAAGACTGAGAAACAACTCCGAGATTTGGGACAAAACATGCGCAACCGGATTCGGGAGTTTTCTATCAGTGGGCATTAACTACCGCTGCACCGACAGAAGAGCCTGCGGTAAGCGGGTCACCCTGAAGCAGCCTAGGCACTTCTACCGCAATAGGCCTATGTGCCCGGAGTGTGGGGGAGATATTAAGTCGGTGAATGCCAAAGAAGTCCTGAGAGGGCAAAGGAGGGGGTGCTTCTGCCGGGGCAATGACTGGCCACACGTTAAAGGACGGGTGGAGTCAGAGAACAGAACCTGCATCCATGCTGACTTATACGACGTGGAGGTTGCTGAGTTTAACCAAGATCTGGGGATAATAGGCAGCCAGAAAGTAACCAATAAAGAGTGTCCATTTTAATGAGTAACCCATACGGTCTGGATTCCAGATACTTCAAAGAGAAGCTTGGTATGTTGGTGAGAGATGCCGACAGCTACACCCCTGAGGGAATGCAGTTGGCCTTACAGAGGTTGGCAGAAGTGGCCGGCAGTCAGGTAACCATAAAACCTAAGTACCGGTCGACCGGTACCAAAACTAATTGACAACCCATACAAAAAACTTGCATACTAACTCCTGTGTTTTGGCTCATGCTGTGACATAACTCCTCCTTAGCTTGTTCCCAGAGGTGTAAAAACCTCTGGAGTTTTTTGTTCTCACTCCAGCCCCTTATTGACAAACTGTAGCCCTACCCCCTACACTGCGGGCTTTATAGCAGCAAAAGTGTCTCCACCATGTCCAAAGACTTCGAGCAATACATAGAGCAAGAACAGGAAGGAGATAGACTCAGGGCAGAGGCGGCTGAAGAGAAAGAATCGGCCATCGATATATTCTCACCAGCCACAACCGACTCTGAGATAGAGTTCGATCTTAGGGCTGAGATATACGCGCAGACCCGGCTTCTTAAGGCCATCCGATCCCACCTATTCCACGCCAATGGTAGGCCAAAAACAGAGACTGAAGCCTCAGAAATAACCTCGTACATGAACTCATCCATGAAGCTCCTCGGCATGCTGCAGGCGTTCGAGTCCTCACTGAAGACCGACGCCGAGGTGCGAAGGCTGGAGATGGCTATTGAGATGGCTATGGAAGACTGCCCATGCCCGGAGTTCGTAACCGCTTTAGTAGACTATTTAGAGGGAGACCTGATTTGAAACTCTACACCGTAGGCAACAAAAAACTCAGCCTGACTCAGTGGGCAGCTTTGGCCGGGGTGTCCAGACAGGCTATGGCAGCGAGGGTCTCTAAAGCCACGTCCCCTGAGGAACTGACCATAGCGCTCACCTTTGAGGACTTTCAAGGGAAGTCAGCCAAGGTGTTAGCGCAAAAGGAAAAGTCTGCCAGTGTCGGCTAACTCCAACCTGATTAAGGGGTTCATTTCCCGCATTCAGGTGGCGGCTGATCGCTCGACGGCGATGGCCCACCTGTCCCGCTGGATGACCAACAACTTGAGGTTGGACGGTCGGCCCTATAATTTTAAGCACCACGAGATGCAGGAACAGATAGCGTCTGATCAACACCCACACACCGTGGTTACCAAATGCTCTCAGGTGGGTCTGACGGAGCTGGCCTTGCGATTGGTGGCGGCTATCGCCGCTGTTACCCGGTCCAGAATTATCTACGTTCTGCCGTCCGCCCGCTTCTCTGAAAAGGTGTCAGCTGACCGGTTCTATCCCATACTGAAAGACTCCCCTCTGCTGTTTTCTATGCTGCACACCAACGTAAAGTCTGCTGCCATGCGCAAGATAGGGAACTCTACGGTTTATTTTGTTGGCGCGTCTACCGACTCTCAGGCTATTTCTATACCGGCAACCGATCTGATCGTGGACGAGGAAAACTTCTGTGATCCTGACGTCCTTGGTAAATTTAACTCCCGCCTGAGGCATGCACCAGAGGATCTGGCTACTGGGTTGCGCGGCAGGCGCCGCAGGTTCTCTACCCCCACCATACCCAAGTATGGGGTGAGCAAGCATTACGAAGCCTCAGACAAAAAGACCTACCACGTCCGCTGCAAGAAATGTAATACGTGGCAGATACCTTCGTACTACCATGACTACGTGATCCCGGGGTATGACGGGGAAATTGCCTTATTCGCGGCGGAAGACCTGCTTAACAGCCGGTACAAAGTCGATGATGCTTTCGTTAAATGTCAGCACTGTGGGAAGGATTTATGGTCCTCGTTAATGGACCCGACGTGCCGCCAATGGGTGGCAGAGTGCCCCAGCGTGGTAGATCTGTCTGGGTATCAGGTCAGCCCGATAGACGTTCCTCACTACAACAAGGTCCCCTCTATCTTTAAGCAATTGTCAGACTACACGAAACAGGATCACCGTAATTTTGTTGTCGGGCTACCGCACGAGGACGCCAATAATTCGTTCTTGATGTCGATCTTTGAGAACACGGAAAAGTCCCATTTCATCACGCTGGAGAGGGCGGCTACCCTGACCCTTAATAACGTAAGGATTGGGGTGGACATAGGCAAGACCAGCCACATTACCGTGCTGCAGAAACGCGGCAAGGGTTACTGGATACTCCATTTGGCCGAGCTGGTGTCAAGCCCGGGCAACACCATAGCGATGCAGGTGCAAAAGTACATCGACGCCTTTAAGCCGGCCATGACCGTGCTCGATGCAGGGCCTGACTTCACTACGTCACAAACGTTGATACATGATAACCAGTACGGGACGGTATACGGGTGCGAATACTATCGCTCTGTGCCAGAGGCCTACTCTTACATCGAGCTGAAAGAGGAAGACGCAGTTGTTAAGGCCGACCGGTCAGGTACTCTGTCTACTTACATGGAAGCACACAATAAAGCCAAGGTTCACTATCCGGACCACCCTACGACCGACACGCTTAAATCTCACGTGGAAGTGACTAAAAAGGTAGTCAGGAAAAGCGAGATGGGGGACATTGTTTCCTACCCGAAGCCCGGCCAGCCAGACCACTACGCACACTCTACCAACTATGCGTTTATCGCAGATATGGCGGTAGACAAGGAGGATTACATGAGCCAACCGGTGGGAGCGCTGCCTCAGATCACCGCTGTCCGTATAGGATCAAACTCCAAATCGTAGCCCCGGCTTGACATCCCGGCGGATATGCTGAATCATTCCCTATCTCTCCAACCCCCGTGACGCTTTCAATATGCCCACTCAGTCCAGCAACAAGACCGCTAAACCGATAGTTCTGCCGCGGTCAGTTACCTCTGTACTGAAGTCTAAAACTGTAGAGGCCAAGTCGGAAAACGGGCAGGCCATTATAGATTCTAATAAGACTTGGGTAACCCGTGACCCCAGAGTCCTTAGGACTCAAGGGCAGACCGTACAGGCCATCCGGATCTTAGGGAAAGAGAATGGCAACGTCTCTACTTCCTTGTTTCATATGGTTCAGATTGCAGACTCGGGCTTTCGGGTGGCAGCTTACGTCCCCGGCAGTACAGAGTTTTCTACTGAGGGCACGATACTGGCCAACAATGTTGTGGCCTCTATGGACACCCTGTACGACTATACCAAAGGGTTTGGCCGCAAACGCCCCATATCCATGCTGGTCCAGACCCTTCTCCGAGAGACCGCCATTACCGGCGGCTGTGCCATGGAGCTGGAACTAGATAAAGCCCGCTATCCTGAAAGATTCCAAGCCGTGGATTATTCCACTTTGGAATGGGTCAGTGACGGAAAAGGGTCAAAGTACCCCCAGCAGGTAGGGTTCGGGGACCCGATTAAGCTGGATATTCCTACCTTCTATGCCGAGTCCCTGCACCAAGAGATGGACACGGCATATTCAGTTTCCATCTTTCGCTCAGCGTTAGACTCGGTGTTTACCTCGGCTGACTTCATAGCTGACATGCGCCGGGTCCTGTTCAAGACAGGTCACAGCCGTCTGGTCACCACGCTAAATGCAGAGATGGTCAGAGCGTCAGCCCCTAAGGAAATTAGGGCGGACGATAAAAAGCTGCAGGCATTCATGTCTCAGGTAAAAACTGATGTCGAAGAAGCCCTCAAGGACATCTCTCCTGAAGACGCCGTAGTGGCCTATGACTCAGTTACATTTGATACTCAAGATGTCGGTGGCACAAAGGCTGACTACACTCCGATGATGACCGCTTTAGGAAACATGGAAGCGACCAGCTTGAAAACCCCTCCCTCTGTTCTGGGTATGAGAGCCGCCGGTTCCCAGAGCCTGAGCAACACGGAAACCCTGATATTTTTGAAAACAGCCAAAGCCCTGCAGAGCACAGTGGAGTCGGTCATGTCCCGGGCACTGACCACAGCCTGTCGACTGTATGGTAGTGACGTTTACGTTAAGTTTACGTTTAACGCTATCGATCTGCGCCCTGAGTCAGAACTGGAAGCCTTCAAGACTATGAAAGAGGCTCGAATTCTGCAACGGTTAAGCTTAGGGCTGATCACTGATGGGCAGGCGGCGTATGAGTTGGAGATTCCGTATAACCGGGCGGCCCCTACACTTTCAGGCACTGGGTTCTACTCACCGGCCAAGGCTGAGCCAAAAACCGAAGGCTCTAGCACCACCCGGGGAGCCGCAGAGGACAACCTGCAGCCCCCGCAAGACGCCCCCAGAAAAGGCGGTGGAAAGTCCCAATGACATTCTCCCCCTCGTATTGCGAGTTGCATAACCCCCTATTTATTGGTACTTTCCGATTATGAAATTAGAAAACTCTTTAATTTGGCTTGGTGACGAATCCAGCTTACGGCATGTCGTAGACGCTCAAGTCCAATTTCGTGGTCGGACTGACCCCGACGACATCGGCTATGACGAAAGCTCCCACCTGCTGTCTACTGCTGAGGGAGTAGGGACAGTAGCTGTTCACGGCCCGCTGACCAATAGCGATTCATTCTGGAACCGGTTGTTTGGCATTACCTCGTATAACGAGATTCGCAATGCGATCATAGAAGCCATTAACGACGATGAAGTAGACCGCATCCTGCTCGACATGGACACCCCGGGCGGAGACGCTAAAGGGGTCAATGAACTGTCAGATTTCATTTTGCAGGCCAAACAGCACAAACCCATAGACACGTACGTCTCTGGTGCGGCATTCAGTGCCGGGTACTGGATCGCCTCGGCCACCGACAAAATCTACGGCCCTAAGATGTCAGAAGCTGGATCCATCGGAGTGGTGGCCATCCTGATGAATCAGGCTGATGCCTTGAAAGACAAAGGCTATCAGGTCACTGTTTTGCGAGGCGGTAAGTTCAAAGCCCTCGGCAACCCCTACGAAAAGTTAACCGATACTGCCAAGAAGATATTTCAGGCAAAGATCGATGTGATGGAAGGTTTCTTCCTAGACGCTGTTTCTGAAAATAGAAACATCCCACGGGCTTCAGTGAAGTCTCAAGTTGGCGAAGGACTTACTTTCTTTGCGAAAGAATCCGTCGCTAACGGTTTGATGGATGAAGTGATATCATTTGACACGCTTTTTAACCGGCTGATTAACCAGCCCAATCAAGGTTCTGCTGGCAGAACCGTTTTATCTGAGGATATTGACATGAAAAAGAAGGTACTTACAGCCGCGTCTGTAGCCGCTCTGGCCTCTGGGGCTCCGACAGGGGCTGTTGAAGACCTTCTGGCTGAAGGAGACGCTGCAGACCCTAAGGCTGAAGGCGAAGACCCTAAGGCTGAAGGCGAAGACCCTAAGGCTGAAGGCGAAGACCCTAAGGCTGAAGGCGAAGACCCTAAGGCTGAAGGCGAAGGCGAAGACCCTAAGGCTGAAGGCGAAGACCCTAAGGCTGAAGGCGGCGCTCCGGCCCCTAAAGCTGACGCTTCCGAGTCAACCAGTCTGATAGCTCACCTTAAAGGCGAGTTGGCCACCCTGCGGGCAGAGAATAAAGCTATGGACTCTGAGCTTACCTCTCTTCGCGCCAAGTTCCAGCTGGCGGACACGAACGAGGGCGCTCTGAAAAAATTAGCCAGTGAGTACATTGGGGGAATGGCCATCGGTTTAGGCATGTCTTCCATGAATCTCTCAGGCATGGAAACTTCGACACTGTTAGCTCAGTACACCGAAGTTAGATCAAAGTTTACGACTCGATTCCAAATCGGAGCGTCGGCTGAGGTTGAGGACGGGGAATTGCCAGCATCTAGCGGTGACGGCCTGTCGTTCATGGAACGCGCTTCCATTGCGACAAACAAACTTTAAACTTTAACTTATACAGGTGAATTAAATGGGTTCTACAACTCTTGTCCGCTCACTGCTAGTCGATACTTCCGTAATGGGAATTGTTACAGATGCTTTGGGCACCGCCGCTGCTGGCGTAGGTACTTACACTGATGTCGAAATCGGCAAAGGCGTAAAAATGGCAGCAGATTCTTACGTGGCCGTGGCCGTTGGTGATGAAATCGAAGGTATTGTGACCTCGGTCGAACCGGGCGTCCGCAATAGCGGGTTTAGCTGGGGCGGCGTACAGACCAAAGGCCGCGCTATGGCTACGGTGGCTGCCAATCAAACTCCGGTGATGGCCGTAGGTGCTCTGGTGTGCAGCGGCATCCCGGTAGCTCCAGCAACCGCCGGTAAAGTCACTGTGCTGTCAGCAGGAACTGGTTTTGCCGCGCCCACTGAGTTTAAGTGGCGCTGCATCCGTATTGTCACTGGCACAGGCACCGTCGGTGACACTGTCCTTATCGAACGCATCTAATTGGAGCGAATGAAATGAAAACAAACTTTAAATTCCGTGATGATGCGGGCGTACTACACGAAGGTTCCGTAGCAGTCACTGACTATGCTGCAGCCGCTGACGAAGGCCTATCTCTGACGCAGTTCATGTCTCGTAAGTTCCCGACCGACGAAGCCAAGTACGGCTCCGTGCTGTCTCAGGCACTGACCTCGAATGGACTGCATGTTAAGGGCAACCAAAAGCTTGGCATCAAGTCTTCTTCAATGAAGGATGTCTTGAACGGCGTTAAGATCGCCGCTGGAGCTATTGTATCCCCTGACGGTAATGGAAACACTACCCCGGCTGGCCGTATCTTCTTCCCAGAGGTTATCCTGCAGACTATCGCGGCTAATCTGGAGGCGGATAAAGGCGACTACTTTGCTGGGTATGAAAACCTGTTGTCCGGCACTGAAACGGTTAACGCTCCTGAATTCAAGCGGGCCAAGATCGATTTGACTGCCCCTGAAGGTTCAGAAGCACAGTCTGTCGCTCAGTTGGCTGAGCCAGCGTCAATGGTTAGCATCACTGCCGCTGACAGCACCACGCCAATCCCTTCCAAAGGTATCGGTATCATGATCTCAGATCAGGCGGTTGCGACTACTTCGTTCGATCTGGTGAACACGGTCATGGCTCGTCAGGCTAAAGGTGAAAAGCTGCGCATGGTGAACAACTCACTGGCGGATTGCTTCAACGGTAACCCTGACATCGGCCTGTCGGCTCTGGTTTCTTTTAATGCAGACACACTGGACAACAGTATTACCGCCGACGGGGTTCTGACCCAGAAGGCTTGGATCCACTATCTGCGTGACAACTACCAGACCATCACCCTGACCAATCTGGTATGTACTATCGATACCGCACTGGCAATTGAAGGACGTACCGGTCGCCCTGTTATCACTGAAGACAACCCTAACAGCCCTCGTATCGATTCCTTGTTCTCTATCGATAATCTGGGTATTACTCCTCCTCGCGTGTTTCTGGTTCCAGCTTCTGTGGTCCCTGAAAACCGCATTGTGGGTCTGGATAACGAGTTCGCTTTACGTCGTTACATTAACGTCTCTGCTTCTTACGCGGCAGTTGAAGAGTTTCTGTTACGCCGTGCTCGTGCCCTGCGGGTTGACTTTGGCCAGACTACTACTCGTCTTTACGACGACGCGTTCTCTGTCATGGATCTGATCAACACGTAATAACCAAAGCACCACTAAGGTAAAAAGGCCGGCTATTAGCCGGCCTTTTTGTATCAGCCCCTTGCTAGACAGGGGTTATACAAACAGCTATCATCCAACAACACCATATTAATGCCGGAGAATCTAATGGCCCTCAAGAAAAATAATACACCCCAAGCGGCTGCCATAGTGGCCCCGTCTCAGAGTAAAACCGACCAGACAGCCAAACCAAAACAAGACCCGCAATCTGCCAAGACAGAAAAACCCAAGTATCTGGTTAAATTGTTGAAAGCCCAACAGATTCAGGACCCCGGCACCAAAGTTATGCTGAAGCAAAACGTGATGGTTCCTGTCCCCTCTATTTCTGGCTGGGTTAAGTTTCAAGAAACCGTTGGCTTCCTTGAAATAATCGAGCTGTAAAAATGGCTGCCGTCTCGTTCTTGGCCCTCACCGATGTAGACCAGATTCGCTCTGCCATCGGCGTAGATACCACAGACCTCTCTGATGAAGTGATCTTAGATCGAAAGCCAGAAGAAGATCTGGAGGCTGATCTATTGACGTGGGTGCCTACCTATCAGACTGTCATCACAGAAGGAGTCGCCGCGTCGCCAACTACTGAGCAGAGACTGAAATATCTTAAACTTAAATTGTATTCAAAATATTTCCTCTCTGCCTTGATTGCGTCTTCGGGCAGCTTATCCATTCTGCAGAAACAGTCTGATGGGGCGAACGAGGCTATTCGTTTCACAAATGTTAAGATCTCTGAACTGGTGTCTTACCTACGGGCTGAAGCAGACAAGTATCAGGAAGAGCTACGGGAACTGATTGACCCTTCTGCTACCTCAGGATACTCCCAATTCGGGGTGGCTTCCCCCAACTACGATCCGGTAGTTAATAGCTAATGGACCTGCGCCGAGTAGCCGCTAAATTTGAGACTACCTCGTTTGATGTTTTCAATGAGACCACACAACTGTGGGAAACAGGTGGAATGGTCGGTAAGATCATGCCGATCGATCGGTTCCTGTCTATCTTCCACAGGGCTACCAGACGTAGGGCGTTAGGGTTACCCCCTTCTGCCACCCTCCCCGCTTCCAGAACCATAAGGGACCCGGCTACCGGGCAAGCCTATGTGGTGGGGTTGGTGAGAGGAGACTCAGCCAAGGCCATACACTATGACAGCGTGGGGGTGTTGCACGGGTGTGATGTCGTAGCAGAAGTTTTTAGAAAGGCCCCGGTAGGCCCGGTAAACGACCCCGGCGCTCTGGTATCCTCCTCTACTGGGGTGCATTACATGGACCTTGAGTTGCGCTCTGCGTCAGAAGCCGACGAGACCGTCCAGACCTATGAGTCCCACTTTTTCTTGACCTGTCCTGCTCACACTGACATTACCCAATGGGACTACGTCTCTTACTTAGGCAAAACCTACGAGGTGCAGGCTAGCTATAACGACTCAGGACTGACCATGTGCCGAGTGGTAGAGAGGATTGACCCACGAGTTGACGTTACTTTCCACAAGAAAGGGGCAGGTTCTGGGTACAATCCATCGACTGATGTGGTCACCTCAGGTATGGTCGACTATACGGTTTCCGGGTTTTTTAAAGGGTTCTCTCTGGATGACGTAGACGGCGAGGCCGTATCGTCCGGCGACGTTCAGTTTATAATCCAACAAACCCACATAGGGGTAGTGCCTTCTGCCGAGGACCAGCTGACATGGGACGGGCAGAGGTATAATATAAAAGCCGTGCAACAAGACTTCCTGAGCCACGAATACCACCTTCATTGTAGGATCTAACCATGGGATATAACTCAGACATTATCGCACTGGGAATACGGGAGGAGATATTGAACCTCCCTAAAAGGATGGCGGTGGCTGCGGCTAAGAAGGCCTACAGGTCGGCTATCCAGCACACCAAGCAGGACTCTGGTCAGGCGGCGTTTAATACCATGTATTCTATCAACAGCACGATGACCTCTGCCCCGTTTGTTATTGCCAACGACGGGTCTGAGCCTACCGTAGGAAAGCGCGGGGATCAAAGGACAGACAACCAGCATACCTTTGTTGTAGCCCGCCCTAAGATAGCCGAGTTCGAAGCCGAGCTGAACGCTATACCCCGAGGCGACCTGCAGTCTATCACCATCTACTCCACGTTACGGCAGGATGGGAAATACGCTGACGAAAACCATGCCGACGTGGCTACAGCCTTTGAGATAGCCAGCAACTCTGGGGTGTTAGATGCTGAAGTAGGGCGGGTGTTCACCGCCAGCAGGTTTAGATAATGCCAGCTTCTTATGTGGACGCTCTCAGCGTCATACAGACGACCATGGAGGCTGGTTGGGGGGACTCCAGAGTCGCTTATGAGAACGTGGAGCCTCTAGACTACTCAGACGTGTCCCGGCCTCTGCTGTCTAACGGTACAGCTCCTTACGTGGCTATTAAGGTCCTATTCTCAGACTCATATGCAGTAGAGACAGGTCCTACTGCCGTTAAACAATCGTGGGGCCATCTTTCCGCCAACTTCTATGTGCGGCAGGCGGCGGGCACTAAATCCCACAAATCAAATTTAGACGCTTTGTCTGCCCTCTTTGAATACAAAACCATTGGTGGTATCGTGTTCAAAGAGATGTCAATATTGGCACCCTTCCGCTCAGAGGGCTGGTACGTTATGCCGGTCATGATGAGATTTTACTTTACCCGATAATACGAGGTTACTCTTATGGCTTTTGCCGATACTTCCACTTACACGTTGGCTTATGCAAAAGAGTCAACATTCGACGAACCAGTTGCTGGAACAGGGGTCTACAAGTTACTCCGGAATACAGGCGAATCTTTGAACACCAGTTTGGAATCCGCCCGTTCTGACGAGATTGACTCTAGCCGCCAATATACAGGATCGGTTCACGTGTCTGGTACATCTGCCGGGTCTGTCAACTTTCAGCTGTCCTACGCAGAGTACGATGACTTCTTTGAAGCCGTTCTGCAGTCAGCCGACTGGTCGGCTGGATACAGCGACACAGGGACCAACATTACCAGCAACGTCGTTACTGTTACCTCCACCGCCGGACTAAAAGTAGGTAAGCTGGTTAAGCTGTCAGGACTGGCTGCTACCACTGAGGATGACATCTATACCGTTCACGCTATTTCAGATCCCACTCACTTTGAGACAGCGGAAAATCTGACGGACGAAGCGGTGGCCTCTGTCACCATCACCAACTCTGGCACCATCGAGAACGGGTCTACTCAACGGTCTTACACCTTTGAGAAGAACTTTCAGGTCGACGGCGTGAACAATTACTTCAATATGTCTGGGATGCGGGCCGGCTCTATGTCCCTGAGCTTGGCCTCAGGCTCCATCTTGTCCGGAGAGATCGGTCTACAAGGTGCCACAGGAGTGGGAACAGGAACTACGTCTCAGGACGCTGGAACCTATATAGCCACGACCACTAACGAGCTGATGAACTCTGTCAGTGACGTTACTGGTTTGACCATGTATTCGGTCACCACGGCTGGGGTTTTGGCGCTTATGTCTGGCACGTTTCAGGAGTTATCCATTAACCTGAATAACAACCTGCGTGACCAAACAGCCGTGGGCAGCTTATTCCCGGCGGGCATCGGGTCTGGCCGGATCGACGTAGAAGCGACAGCCTCTCTGTACTTTGCTAGTCAGGCGTTCTTTAACCAGTTTCTGGCCAATGGCTCTATTCAGATCCGGTGTAAAATCTCAGACCCTGCAGGGAATACCTACGGTATCGTACTGCCTGAAATGAAGATTGCCTCCCACGAAGTAACCGCCTCTGGGGCCGATGCTGACGTTATGGCGTCTGTGACTTTCTCCGGGGTTAAAGACACCCGATCTGGTACAGCAGCTTCTATCATCATGACTCGTATCGCTGCGTAATACCCTACCCTCGCTGTAAAACGTCAACAGGTTACTTGCTAACCTGTTGACGCTTCCTTATACTTCTTCCTTGATCCTCTTTCCACACATACTCTACAGGTGCTATATGGCTTTTGACATTTCCAAGAATAAACGTAACCGTGATCTAGAAGAGCAAGGTACATGGTTTGAATACGGTGACGGGGTCTCCTTCCTTGTGGCCCGCAAAAATAACCAGAAGTACAAAGGGTTCATCTCCAAAAAATACCGGGAGAATGAGCGTCTGGTGTCCAGCCTCTCCCATACCGAACAGGCTGATAAAGTGTCAGAAAAAATCATGCTGGAGGCTACTGCTGTTTACCTGTTGCTGGGATGGAAGGGAGTTGTCGACGGCGGCAAAGAGATTAAATACTCCCCCGGGGTAGCCATGAAGGTTTTGGAAGACCACGACGAACTGCGGGCGGATATCGAAGCGTACGCTGAAAACCGTGACAACTACCTGTCAGAAAGACAGGCAGAAGATGCTGATAATCTAAAAAAGTAGTCGAGTGGGGCATGCTTTGGGGGTCTGAAAAGGCCCTCAATACCCTTCACGCTCACTACGAGAGAACAGGGGTAATGCCCCCGGCCTTAGCCTCTAGGCCAACTCTGGAGATCTGCAACCAGATATATAACGAGGCATTTAACACCTTATCCGGAGGTCGGCAAAATTCAGACCACGTCATAAACCCGATCACTTTCTCAGACGTAATGCAATATTGCGACTGCATACAAGAGTTTGACGGAGAAGAAAGGCTTCGTTACTGGGCTATGATATCGGCCTGCGATTCAGCCTTTATAAACTCTGCTCTGGAGGAGCGGGCCAGAACCGCTAAGCTGAAACCCCGCAAATGACAAGACCTTCCTGTCCAAGATAAAAAAGATGAGGTAAACTCGCTGATACCTCATCTTTTACTGGATCCTTAATAAAATGGCTTATGACATAAAAATCACAACGGATAATGCCAATAAAGAGGTTCAGAAACTAACAACCTCTATGAACAGGCTGGCTAAGTCAGCCAATACTAAGATGGAGGTGAAGGCTGCCACTAAGTCGGTAGATGCTCTAAAGGCCAGTGTTGACTCAGCTCTCGCCTCAGTTAAAACATTTAAAGCCGCCGTCAGGGCGTCTATCCAGATCAAGGTAAACTCAGCCCAAGTGCTGACCGCTATTAACCGGATGAGAACCCTTGAAACCCTATCTGGCTCAACCAAGTCAGCCAGCTCGTCTGCAAAAATGAAGGTTGATAGCACAGCTGCCATGGCTGCAGTCACTGCCTTATCGACAAAAATAACCCAGACTATAGCGCTTGCCAAAACCCCCATTAAGATGAATGTAGGGACATCCTCTGAGATGCAGGCGCTTACTGCTACTATGGCTGGGCTGTCTCACCAACTGACGACCTTAGCCGCTAACTATCAAAAAGCTACTACTGCGGCGGCTTCTAAAGCGCGGGCCTCTGACAAGGTAAAAGAAGCCTCTAAGAAAGAGGCGGACGAAGTAAAAAAGGCTGCCAAAGCCTCTAAAGATAAAGCCGCCGCTGACAAGAAAGCCAGAGGGGCATCAGTAGCGAACGCGGAGTCTTTGGTGGATGCCACCCAAGCAGCCGCCATGTTTAGAGCAGGTTTGCTGGCCTCCGGCCAGAGCATGGGACTGTTTACAGCACACACTCTGGTAGCTGCCGCAGCAACCTACGCCTTTGTAAAGGCTATAGGGGCCACCGTCAGCGCAGGGGCTCTGTTGTCTCAGTCCATGCAAAGGGTTTATGCAGTTACGGGGATACTGGGGGAGAGGACTGGGGACGTAACAGATAAGATGAAGGCCATGGCCTTCGCTGTCAGGGACGTGGCTAAAGGCACTATATTTACGGCTAACGAGGTTGCGGCGGGGGCGGTAGAATTCGCCATGGCTGGCTTTACCGCAGAAGACTCTGCCTCAGCCTTGAGCGCAACAGCCTCTTTGGCCGCCATCGGCATGACCGATATGGCCACAGCGGCCAGAACAGCGGCCAACATATTGAATGCTTTTGGGATGGAGGCCACCTCGTTGCAAAGGGTTGTTGACCGTATGGCGGTAGCAGTGACTGACTCTATGATGGACATAAAGCAGTTGGCCCAGTCTTTGAGCTATGTTGGCCCACTTGCCGCTGCCACAAATACCAGCTTTAAAGACACGGTTATTATATTAGAACTTATGCACGATGCCGGCATAAAGGCGACTAAAGCCGGGACCGCCTTGAGACGTGGCATGGTCAACCTTCTTAACCCAACTAAAAAGCAGCAGGACGTAATAGACGCCCTTAACATAAGCACCAGAGATGGCAGCGGTGAAATGCGCTCTATGTTGGGGATCTCTAAGCAGTTGGCAGAGAAAGGGATAAAGCCCGCCCAGATATCAATTCTGTTCGGCGCCAGAGCTGTAGCCGCGTGGACTCAGGTTATTGCTGAAGCCAACCGCAAGATGGTTAAGTTCGAGGACGCACAGAAAAGCGTAGCTGGGACAAGTTTGATGCTCAGGAAGCAGTTAGAGCAGAACCTGATCAATCAGTTTCAAATCTTTAAATCAGCGGTAGAGGAGCTGCAGCATATTCTGTTTGCAGAGTTTGGCCCAGCTTTGGTAGATCTGGTTAAAAAAGCAAAAAGTTGGGTGGACTCTCTGCAGGACAGCAGGGTGGAGCTTATAGCTCTGGGGCAGGCTACGGGGGTCCTGATAGCGTCGGTTATCCTTATCACCTCTTTAACGGCTCTGGCTACTTCAGCTTTAGCTAAAGAGGTTTTGACTGTAGGAGCATTAACGGTAGCGAAGAACGCCCTTACTGCGTCCACTGTACGGCTTACTGCGGCCACCGGGGTGTGGGCTAAGGCTATGGTTCTGGCCCGAGGGGCTTTGTTGGCTATCTCTGCCCACCCTTTAATCGCGGCGGCGGCAGCAGCGGCAGCAGCGTTTTTCTACTTCAAGCAGTCTATAGACGACGTTTCAGAGTCTCAGAGGGCTCTTAAGACATCGGCTGAAGAAGCCACTCTAGAGCTGCAGAAGCAAGTGAACATGGCATTTGCCCCTAGGGAGACCGCTCTGGAAGGGAAGATAGCCCAAATCAAACGTCAGATACAGGCTATAGAAGGATTTGGAGCAGACACCAAACGTAAGATGTCTGCAGGTGGAGGGTCAGCTGTCGAGCGTAACATATTTAAAAACCAGAAGGCCGCAGGCATCGAGCAACCCGCGGTTAAACTGTTGTCCCCGGAACAAGAGGCGAAGGTTAAATCCCTTAATGCCGCCTTAGCAGATGAGCTGTCGGCAAGGCGTTCTCTTAACGTAGAAAAGATGAAATCTCTAGGCATTTACGCAGGGTCTAAAGAGGCGTTAGAGGATGAGGCTGCTGCCTCCTTGGCATCTAAGCAGGCCTTCGAGGCTCATAGAAAATCTCTGCAAGAGAAAGGTAAAGTAGATGCGTCCGAGGACCCAAAAGAGGCGTTAAAAGGGTACAAACTTGAGATAGCTAGGGCTCAGAGAGAGCTGTCAGATAGTTTGTCTAACATAAACTTTTCAGAGCAGATAGGGGATATAAGCGAGTTTGAGTCTATTGAAGCCTCCATAGGCCGGGTAAAGAAAACTCAGGACAGTTTGAATGAGTCGTATAACCTACAGCGTAAAGAACTTGAGAGGGCTCGTGATAAAGCCAAAGATCTCAGGGATACTCTGCAGCTTAGCTCAGGGGTGGGCCCAGACACATTAGACCGTAGGCAGAAGGAATATGAAGGTGCCAATGAAGCCTTAATCAAGCTGACAGAGACGCACGAAAAGGAGACCCAAGGACTCAAGGCCAAAGGGGTAGAGCTGCAGCGTAATCTTCAGCTGGCTCAGGGGTACTCTTTTGAGGGCGGCAGGCTTAGTACGGTGGCTGCCAAACCAACAGTCAAAGAGGGTTTATCCTTCACTGAAGGTCTCAGGGATGAAGGCAGGACAGGGGCCGACGCACTGGCAGAAGATCACGCCAAACAGCTGGAGCTTTTAGGAGTTTTGCACGAAAAAGAAAAGGCTCTGGCAATTTGGTCTAATGAAGACATGCTGGCTGTAGAACAACAGTTTCAAGATGCTAAACTTCAACTCGCCATAGCCAACTCCAAGAAACAAGACGCCTTGTGGGGAGGACACCACCAAAAGGTTTTTGACTTTGGGGAGGCCGCCAGAAAGAAGGACAAGGCAGGAATGTTGTCCAGCGGAATAGCCATGCTGGACATCGGCGCCAAGCAAAGTAAAAAGGTATTTAAACTCCAGAAGGGTCTGGCGATTGCCCAAGCAATCATCTCTACCCAGAAGGGTATCGCAGAGGCTTGGGGCTACGGACCGATCCTAGGGCCAGCCATGGCGGCTCTGGTGGCCCTTAACGGCTTCGCTGCGGTGAAGGCTATACGTGCCCAAGAGTTCTCTGGAGGAGGTTCAGGGTCCTTTAGCTCAGCCGGAGGGGGAGGGGCTAGCTTAGCCGCCCCGGCTCCGGCTGCCCCGGTAGATCAAGGAGGGAGAGGGGTGACTATTTACATTGAGGGCAATATGTACGCTAATGAGGACTTCCGTAGGACTCTGGTAGAGACCCTTGAACTGGCGCAGTCAAATGATGAGATACGAATATTTTAAAGGAATGTTTAAATGCAGATAGATTACACAGCCAAAAGAAGTCTGGTGGGTGGCCATTCAGTGGACACCCCTTACACCATAACCATCGGGGTAGAGGTTTTCGACCGGTCCCCTCGGTGGACGGGACAGGTTAATCGCGCACTGTCGGGAAACGCTGTTACGTTAACTCACGAGTTTGGCCATGACTATTCTATAACCACTATAGCTCTGGACGAAACAGATCCGGTTCTGAACATCTCTCACATGCGGGAGTTTTTGGAGAGTGTCAGGCTGGGGGAAACCTTTCAGATAGACGGCCAAGACGCCACCATATCAGACCCTTCTGGGGCGTATTCTGAGAGCCACATCGGATACGTTTACAAGCAATTTTCTTTCTCGGTAAGAATCCTATAATGAAAACAGAAACAGCTAATTATGCTGAGGCATCCTCTAAAGACATCCTGTTCCCGCGATATGTCATAGCCCTGTCGTTTTCTGATGACCATACCGATGTGACCTACCTGACCAGCCACAACGACTGTCAGGTTCCTCCGGGGGTTGCGGCGATAGACCGCATAGACGGCTGTATCATGTCCATCAGCGGGCAGAGCCAGCGTATCAGCCCCGACACGGCCCAGCACACCATAGGAAGCCTGTCGTTTGAGCTGTTGGATGTTAACGGGGAGTTGTCTGCCAAAATAAAAACTAAGCGAGATGCGGGGGAGGGTATACGCAGAAAGAGAGTGGTTCTGTATAAAGGGCACGAGTCTCTGACAGATTGGGCAGACTACTCTAAACGGTTGACGTATTTGGTCGACAACATCACCAGCAAAGACAGGGTGTACACGCTGCAGACCTCTGACATACAGCGCAGTACCAAAGAAAAGATATTCAATGTTCATCAGGCTGTTCTAACGACAAATATAGCGGCCACCGAAACCGGCCCGGCGACCATAGCGGTTACCGTGGCGAACGGGGAAAAGAAGTTCCCCGTGGTTGCGCACCATTTGACGCATGAAGACCACCCAGAGCAATTCGTTGGTTACATCCAGATCGACGATGAAATAATGGCCCATACCGGGTGGTCCGATAACAGCTATACAGAGTTAACCCTGTTGACTGACGGAGGCGGGACGGTGATCGGAAGAGGGGTCTTTGGGACTCTGGCTGTGGCGCATGAAAACCCTACAGGGACCACCTCTTCTGCCCAGAATAAAAAAGTAGAGGAGTACGTTGTGCTCTCCCTGCCGGCACCGCAATGTATCTATTCGATGTTGACCGGGTTGGTGGCTGACAGCCCTAACCTGATCGGTGACGTGGACTCGTTCACTGCACTTGGTGACGTTGTTGTCACTAAAACAGACACGCTAAACCCGGTTAACCTGAACGGAATGTGGAGACTTGAAGATGCTAGCACTGACTCTTGGGACGCCGTCCGGTCCCCTTTGTTTAGCGATGGGCACACCCCCGGTGACGTGTACACAGCCCAAGTGGTTATCAGAGACGATAAAGCCAATTCTAAACTATTGTCGATTCGCCTTTACCTGACCAATAACACCTATGCAGAAGTTAGGCTAACCATGAGCACAGGGGTATCTTCCTCGGCGGCTAGCGCAGGAATGGTTGTAGATAAGTGGTCAGCTAAACTGATTTCCGGGTACTGGGTACTGTCGATAACCGGGCACAGCACCTTGGGTACTGACGCGGGGGTCCACGTTTATCTGTACCCGGCTCTTTCCTCTCCTGCGTCTGTATCTACAATAGAGGTGTTTAACCCGGTATTAATGAAAGGAAATCATTTCGGTGGGGGATTTCTGCCGTCTCACTGGCACCTAGGGATATCCCCGGAGTATGTAGACAGGCAGGCATTCGAAAACATTGGATACGACCTATGGGACACAGACACACACAAAGGTAGGTATGTAAGATTCCACGGCATCAAAGACATCGCCGGAAAATCTTTTATAGAGAAAGAACTTTTGCTGTGGATGGCCTGTTTCATGCCTGTGCATGCCGACGGGTCTTACGGGCTACAGAGGTTTGGCTCAGTGCTGCCGTACGGGCTGGGGTACTCTGCCCACCTGACTACTAGCCAGATAATCAGCTACGGGGAATTAACCTATGACCAGACAGCGGTTATCAATAACATCGCCTTAAAGTGGAACTGGGTGGAACCACTTGAACGGTACACAAAAGAAGATCAGCTAATCGACACTGTTAGTATCTCTAGGTACGGGTACGCCACCCGTAAAGACTTTGAGTTTAAAGGGGTCTTCACAGGCCTGCATTCAGACCAAATAGTGAGGTCGTATTTTGACCAGCTGAGGGATCGGTACTCCGCCCCTCCCCTTAAACTGAAGATTGAAGTATTGCCTGAATGGGACAAACTTGAGGTCGGGGAGTTGGTCAGGGTCACCATCCCGTATCTTCAAGATAACAATGTAGGGGGAACCTTAGACCGGGTGTTTGAGATTCAGGGTATTACCACTGACTGGGTAACCGGTAAGGGGGCTCTTGACCTCTTCGGCGGGGTAGACCAAGCCTCTCACTCTCCGTTGACTACTACCTTGGTGATGGAAGATAGCTATTACACAGACACTTCCAACGGAGAGATCGATCTGGCGTCCGTGCTCACCATAGACGGGGGCACTAACACAGTCACTGCTAACGGCACTCTCAACGGCGGCCCCACCCTTGGAGACTCTGTATATTACTACGACGGAGACCTCACCATAGGGGACGCGGCCACCATTACCATTACCGGTAATGTGACCCTTAAGATCAAAGGCGGACTGACCATTAACGGGGAGATCAACGGCGTTGGTGGCGGTATGCCCGGAGGAGTGGCACCGGCATACAACGGGTCTGACTACCAAGACTCGGTGATATACCCTTTATGGGAAACCTTTGGCCCACAGCCTCCGACAGGTGGATTATCTGGAGGCATTGGATGGTCCGGGGGAAACGCTTGGACAAGATACTCTAGGTTAGACTCTTTTAGAATAAAAGTGTGGGGCGGTAGTAGGCTGTTTGGGAAGTATGTTGCGGCAGACCAGCCAAAAGGGATTAAGTCCGTAAGCGACCTTACGTTTGTGAATAACAACGGGACTTCTATCGAAGGGTTGTTACAGCATAATCTCACAGGGGTGGGAGGGGCATCAGGGTCGGCGCTGCTGATGGGGTACTATAACAGCGAACTAGAGAGATTACTTGGTAAAGGGGGGGACGGCGGGACCGGGGGTGCAGGACTTGCTATTGTTTGCCGAGGTATATCTTTCGGAGTGGGTGATAAGATAAACCTCTCGGGGACCGCAGGGACGGCAGGGACTTCTGAGGCTTTTAGCTCCCCCGGGTACACCACAACCTTTCACGCTACCCCCGGAATAGGAGGATCTCCCGGAGGCTGTATAATACTGATCGACGGCAGCATCTCCAGCGCTCCTGCCACCAGCAATTTTGTTCTGCAGAGAGGCGACACTCCTCAGGCTTCTGCCGACTATATTGTGCCTTACGACGAGTTTAAGTCCGACACGTACCCACCTCCTGTACCCGCTTCTCTCGCATTAGAGGCGTTCAACGACGTGACCTCTCAGTGGACTGGGTGGTACGGAGGAGCACATTTACTGATTAAGTGGATCGACGTGTCAGAGGCAGGGTATCAACAATATCAGGCGGACGAAATAAAAGAGGTTACCGGGTACGAAAATAAGCCAACCACATGGTCAGCTCTGATTGACGACGGTCTAAAGCCACAGGACGCGGCTGACGTTACCAAGCTGTCTCACACGTTTACCTTCTACTACCAGACGGCACAAGACGCCACACCTACCCCAGATCTTATTGCCGGGGATGGCACGTACAACTTTTCCACAAAGGCGGTTACTCCCCCAGCAGGATGGGGTCTGGTTGCTCCAACTTCAGGGGCAGGTAAAGTCTGGGCGGTGGTTACCACTTTCCACGCCCTGACAGCGGCGGCCACTACTGACGATGGAACCAATACCTTTACTGCCCCCTTTAGCGGCTACAGTTTGGGGGCTGACGTAACAAAATTACTGAAGTCTGCTATTTTCTATTACCAGACTCCTCAAGCGGCTACCCCCACGGCTCTGACTACCGGCTCTGGCACGTACAACTTTTCCACAAAG